AATGCCCCCTTGTGGGGCATTTTTTTTGGCCGTTTTTGGTTGACTTCTTGTCAAAAGATGCTATTATATAATTAACAAGGAGTCAAATATGGAACTAAAACAAATAGAAATGTTTAATGTAGCAGACATGGTGTTAGGTAGTCTAACATTTGATCAAGCTCAACCAGGTTATCATTGTTGGTACAAAACAGACGAAGAATCAGGGTATGGTTATTTGCAAGATAGCAATGGCCCAATGGACACATTCATACTGTATGATGCTGACAAAGACAAGCATATTTGCATAGGTTCAGAACATATTAAGAGATTAGATACATTGAAGGGAGTGTACAAAGATGCCAATGCCTAAGACAAAACCAGATTATTTTAGAATGTTAAAAGCATACACTGTGCAAGAAATTGCAGAAGAGTTATGGAGAATAGCAGATTCAGAAGATCCTAGAGATGAGATACAAGAACTAGCCAAGGATCTTGAAGAACACAAAGATACCAAGCTGGAGTTGGAATATGGCGAAAGCTAAGATACTGACTCACCCAAAATTTTACGAAGACAAGATTACTACTGCTAGTATCAATTCTTTGGACACGATACAAATAGAATTTCAAAGACAAGGCATCAACTTTTCAGAACAAGACCTTGATTCAATATTTGAATTCATATATTACAAAGCTGAGGAGACATTGGTCAAATGAAAGTACTAGAAGAAATCAACACTACATTTCAAGAAGTGCTGGATCATAATCCCAAGGGTGCATACATTTATAATATTATGTTTGAAGGCAATCAATCATTTTACATTGGCATGACACTGGGTGATCTTCGTGCAAGATTCAAAACACACCTGGCCAAATGGCATGGTGATAAAAAGTATCCTGACAGACCAAACTGTCAAGAAATTGTGTGTGAAATTATATCACAAACAAAGACTTATAAATGCACAGGCAGACAGACACACGGATACAGACAGTGCAGACAGCACTTTGAATCATATGGTATCAATTTTGATATCATGGGTGCAGAAGTTATATTGAAAAAGTTTTCTATGGACAAACTGGATCCATATGGCACAGATCTTGAGCCCGATGCAGATTGGCCCATGATCAACAAGTTTATGTTGGAGCAACAAGAAATGACAGATATTGATCATGCTATTCCATTGGCCAATGATCAAACTGTGCATTTGACAGAAAAAATATTACAAAAATTAGGCAGAAAAAAGGTCAACATTGGTTGACCTTTTGGTAAATGATGCTATACTATAATTAAGAAGAGTCATTAATATTACAAGAAAGGCGGGAACAATGACAAAACTTACTACAAAAGATCATGCTAGAATAGAAGAAATAGCAGAAAGATTTCAAATATTAGACGACATGACCAAGGCCGCAATTGAAGGCAAAGTCAGAGCTATGATAGTTTCTGGACCTCCAGGTGTGGGTAAGTCTTATGGCGTTGAACAACAGGTACAAAAGTATTCAATGTTTGACAGAATTGCAGGTCAACCATTAAAGTCAGATGTGGTCAAAGGTTCTACATCAGCAGTTGGTTTGTACTGTCAACTATACAAATATTCTGATCCAAACTGTGTGTTGGTATTTGATGATTGTGATTCTATATTACTTGATGATGTTTGTTTGAACCTTCTTAAAGGTGCATTGGACTCAGGTGATAGAAGAAAGATTTCATGGTTATCTGATTCTTCATATCTTAGAAAGGAACATATTCCTGATCAGTTTGATTTTAAAGGTACTGTGATTTTTATCACAAACTTAAAGTTTGATCAAGTCAAGAGTAAGAAGTTGGCTGACCATTTAGATGCTCTACAATCTAGATGTCATTACATTGATCTTACACTGGACTCTGAAAGAGACAAGTTTCTTAGAATCAAGCAAATTGCTGATTCAGGTGCATTGTTTGGCAAGTATGATTTTTCTAAAGCTGAACAAGAAGACATACTAAACTTTATGGAGTCTAACACCAAACACTTGAGAGAATTGAGTCTGAGAATGGCTCTTAAGATTGCTGACTTGACAAAGGTCAGTAAGACTAACTGGAAAGGTCTTGCCAAGGCAACTTGTATGAGACCTAACAGAGGTTAGTCAACACAACAAAGGTCCGGGTATCCCGCTAAACATATTGACTCTCCCGGACCTTTTCTTTTGAACAAATTATCTACTTGATTTCGCGGGACCATCTCATATATAATATATGAATGCGAGAATGTATATTAGAAGTTAAAGATGAAGTAAATGTCAAGGTTCATAATCTAGAACTAGAACATCGCAGAGCACTTTCACAGAAATTCAAATACGAAATACCAGGTGCTAGATATATGCCAGCAGTCAGACTGGGTCGCTGGGATGGCACAGTATCGTTTTTTCATTTGGGTGGTTCCACATACATTAATTTGTTGGAACAGATAGTGCCCATGTTGGAAGAATGGAACTATGACATTGAACTGAATGATCGCAGAGAATACAGACGCAAGTTTGAATTTGAAGAAGTTCACCAAGATTCATACAAACACATGGAATGGCCTCCAGGACATCCTGCACAGGGTCAGCCCATAGAATTAAGAGACTATCAAGTAGATGTTGTCAACAAGTTTCTCAAGAACAAGCAGAGCCTACAAGAGGTGGCTACAGGTGCAGGAAAAACACTTATAACCGCCATTTTATCACAGAAAGTAGAAGCATATGGCAGAAGCATTGTGATAGTGCCCAACAAATCATTGGTCAGACAAACAGAAGCAGACTATGTCAACATGGGATTGGATGTGGGTGTGTATTTTGGTGACAGGAAAGAGTTTGGCAGAACACACACTATTTGCACTTGGCAGTCGTTGAACATACTGTTGAAAGGCACCAGAGCCAAAGAAGTAGACATCACCATAGGTGAGTTTTTACAAGATGTGGAATGTGTGATTGTGGATGAAGTACACATGGCCAAAGCAGATGCACTCAAGGCTCTGCTCACAGGACCCATGAGCCACATACCCATGAGATGGGGATTGACAGGCACCATACCCAAAGAAGAGTTTGAATTTATGTCATTGAAATGTTCCATTGGTGATGTGATCAACAGAATGTCAGCATCTGAACTACAAGAGAAAGGTGTGTTGGCCAACTGTCATGTAAATATAGTTCAACTGCAAGACTACAAAGAATATAGAGACTACCAATCAGAATTAAAATATCTTACTTCCAACGAAGAACGCATGAAGTACATAGCCAGATTGATTGGGTCAGTAAGACAGTCTGGTAATACTTTGATACTAGTTGATAGAATTTCAGCAGGAAAGTTATTGACAAAACACATAGAAGATAGTACATTTATATCAGGAGGAACAAAAACAGATGAAAGGAAAGCCAATTACGACTCAGTTAGTACAAGTGATCAAATGGTCCTTGTTTGCACCTATGGTGTTGCTAGTGTTGGGATTAACATTCCTCGTATATTCAACCTTGTCTTGGTTGAGCCGGGTAAGTCGTTTGTCCGTGTTATTCAATCTATTGGAAGAGGCATACGGAAAGCTGAGGATAAAGATTTTGTGCAAATTTGGGATATAACATCCACCTGTAAGTTTGCCAAAAGACATTTAACTAAAAGGAAACACTTCTACAGGGAAGCCAAGTATCCTTTTACCATTGAAAAAACGGAGTGGGAAAATTGAGAATACTGACACTAGATAACGAAAAGTATGAACTAGATGTGTTGCCTGAAGAAATAGAAGATATGAGATTTTCTATACTGGACAACTCCGACAATCAAAATCCAGACTATATGTGGATACCACTGATATTTTTGGAGTCATATAACTCGCCTGCATTGGTACTTGAAGTGGGTGAACACAAGATCAAGATGCCTGTGGGTTGGCAAATACTCATTGGTGAACCAGGGATTGGGGATTTGGAAGTGCTACCCCTCACTTCGATAAATGACAGAGGTTTTAAGGCATTTCAGTTTAATCCCCTAACGGATTTTAGGCCCACATTCTTGCCTGTGAAGATTGCAGATGTGTATCAAGATGTGTCTTGGTATTCTCCCAAACTCAAGAATGGACAAATACTGTGTGTGCCTATCGAAGACAAAAAGAATCCACAGTGTGTGTATTTTGTAAAAGACATTTCAAGATCATCTGAGATAGTGTTTTATGATAAAGTTTTTTAAGGAAGTCATAGTATGGACAGTGTGTGTAGGATTTTGGTTACTAATGTTTAAGTGTTCAGCATATTTCGTATGAGTTCAGATCCACTACACATATCCAATGAGATGAAAGCCTTTGATCGCAAGGACAGAGCATACTATGACAAGTTCACAGATGAACAAAAGAAAAAGTTTTCCACATATCTGATGTTGAGATATGGTGCATCATGCACAGGGCCTGCAGAACTACAAGCATATTATTTGATGGCCTGCAATCAAAGATTGAACAAACATTTCTTTGACATCAACAGACACACTAAATTACAATGGCTGTGTGCAACCACAGTGAGTCCTAACATGGGCAACAAGTTTCACTATTGGTTGGCACACAAGAAAAAAGAAGGACCTTCATCTAAATTAAGAAAGTGGGTCAAGTCACATTGGCCTCATTTGAAAGAAGATGAAATAGATACATTACTAACCATTAACGACCGCAAGGATTTCACTGCCTATGCAAGAGAACATGGCTATGACTCAGATCAAGTCAAAAGAGAACTTTAAATGCAAGTACTGTGGCAGATCATTTGCCAGAGCATCTACACTAGAAGTTCATTTGTGCGAACAAAAGAGGAGATATCAAAACAAAGATACTCCGGGATCTAGAATTGCCTTTCAATGTTTTATCCGTTTCTTTGAATACACCCAAGGTTCTGCCAAGTCCAAAACATTTGATGACTTTGCTCAATCACCTTATTACAGAGCTTTTTTCAAGTATGGTGTGTACTGTGCAGACACCAAGGTAATCAATCCACAAAGATTCTGTGAATGGTTACTCAAGAAAAACAAGAAAGTAGATTATTGGTGCACAGACAAAAACTATGATGAATATTTAAAAGAATATATCTTGATGGAGAACGCCACAGACGCAGTGGCTCGAGCATTGGAAACAGGCATTGCATGGTCATATAAAAATTCAGAGCCTGTGGAACATTTTTTAAGACATGGCAACAGATCCAAGATATGTCATTACATCACACAAGGCAGAATCACTGGCTGGTGTGTGTTCAATTGTGATTCAGGTCATGAGTTCCTAAATGACTTGACTTCTGATCAATTGGCCATTATATTTGATTATGTACAACCTGATCGTTGGAAAAATAGGTTCAAGGCCTATCCAGCAGACACAGAATATTGTAAATCCATGTTAAAGGACGCAGGATGGTAAACTACACAGACATAGACATTGACTTTGCAGACAGAGATCAAATACTTAAACTGATCAAACACACACCTGCCATGCAGTTGAAGAAAGGTCAAGAAGTCAAACATAACACAGGTGTATATGTGTCAGACATACCTGCCAATCCATTCACAGGGCTGAGTGCCATTGATTACAAGACAGCAGAACAAAGAGGCTACTTTAAACTAGACTTTTTGAATGTGGGTGTGTATGACTTGATCAAGAATCAACAACACTATGATGATTTGATGCGTCAAGACTGTCCATGGCACAGATTGAAAGAACAAGAGTTTGTACAAAAAATCATACACATATCCAATCATTGGCACATCATAAAAAACATGACTGTGGACTCTGTGCCTAGAATGGCCATGTTCTTGGCTCTGATTCGTCCAGGCAAAAGACATCTAGTGGGCAAGGATTGGAAGGAGATCAGTGCTGACATCTGGACCAAAACAGATGAATACACATTTAAAAAAGCACACGCCGTGAGTTATGCAGTGTTAGTTTCATTACACATGA